TAAATTGATTATCTCTCTCAAAGCATCCACATAATACTGCGAAGATAGCTTATGGATTGGTAATTGCTCAAATAATTCTAAACTAAAAAGCCTGGCTTCCGAATGTTTAGCAAATTCTTGTAGTGTCATCTATTCTTTATTAAATGTAAAATTATAATAAACTTCAGGGTCTAATAAATCCTCATTATCATCAAACATAGCATATCCTCCAGCATCATAAGCATCTAATAGTTGTTGCTTCTCTATTGCTAAAAACTTGTGAAAGTGATTAATAAAGTTCCTGCCATCTTCAGAATAAATATTAAATAAATTTGGATGCATTTTTTCTAATTCATTAAATGCTTGTTGTAATGCTGTTTGATTTTCTTTGTTTTCCATAGTTTTGGTTTAAAAAGGTAAAATAGTTGGTTTTTCAAATATAACATAATTTCCTGCATAACTCTTAATTCCGTTTATTTCTTCATAGTAGCAGTTTTTCCACTTATCAAAAAATAATGTAGCTTCGCCTACTTCTCCTATGCCTTTAGGTTTAGTCTTTTGTACTATAATCTTTACTTCGTTGCCTTGATAAGGGTTTCCATCTTTAGAAACTCCAAATGGTGGTCTCCATACGCAAATCATTTGCTCTCCCTTTCTAAACGATGTTTCGCCACCATCTATAAATCGTGGGTCTGCTGGTGGGTAATATTTAATTCCTGTTGCATCATCTATAACCTTTGCTCCTGTTTCCCTTGCTATGTGCATAATAATTGTGTGATGGTAATTATATTCCCTTGCGTACATTCTTATTTTACCTAATACCCGAGCCATATACATATCCCTTTGCTCTCCTTTTAAATCGTGCTTTACTTCATTAAAAGGGTCTGTTGTAACTGTATCAAACTTAACTCCGTATTTCTCAACCGCTTCGTGGAAGTCATCTAAAGTAATATCTTTAACTCCTAAATCCATAATGTAAAAATATTGGCTAACTTCTAATCCATAACGATACATTTCTTGTTTAGTTAATCTTTGTAGCTTATTACCATCCAAGTCAAAGAATGGCTTACCTGCCCATTTATGTATAATCTCGGCAAATATTTCTGCTGGAGTTCCTGTTTCGGGACTAAAGATTAAATGCTTCCAACCTTTACTTTTTGATAAATTTATAAGGCATTCCCACCAAAATTCCGATTTGCCTGATGCAGGAGTTCCATAAATGTAACTTGTTGCACCTTTTTTAAAAGATATTAGCTTATCCACATCCTGGAATCCTATTGTTTCGCCTTTAATTAATCCTGTATCATAAAGCGAATCTAATTCGCCTTGTACATCGCTATATTGTTTTATAAAGTCCATTAGTAAGTAGGTTGTTGTAAGTTTACAATTGTAACTTTATTTTCTGGTTTAAACCAATTAGTTACCATAGTATTTTTCCAATTTATTACTGCTTTACCTAATTTATTATTCCAACCAAGAGAATCATAGTAAAAATAGGCTTGAATAGCAATATCTCTTTTATAACCTGATTTAACAAAATACTCTATAACTTCATCTTTAGTAGGAGCAATAAATTTAACATCAACACTATCAACTATTATATTTACTTTACTTTCTTTTACTTTACTTTCTTTTAATGGTTTTGTTTTGCTTTCGTTTAGGTTATGGTTTAGGTTATGGTTTAGGTTATTTTTAGGTTCTTCTTTTGTTGGTCTACCACCTTTTTTACCATTTACAATACCATTAAGCCTTTTTTTGTTCATTTCATCCATTCTATCATTTAGACTGTTTGAATAAAAATAACCATCACATTCTACAAATAATCCAACCTTTATAGCATCATTTATAAAATTTTGCAACTTTATAGCATCTACCTGGAGTATAGATGCAAGAAGGTCAATACTATCTTTGTTTGATTCAAATTTGAAATCGGTTGTTTCTCTTAAAGTTTCAATAATACCCCAAAATAAACCAATTCCTTCCCAGCCGTAGATGTATTTAATCTTTAGCATTTTAATATCTCTCGAAGCCGAACTATCGTGTGAGAAATAATAAGCATCCTTTTTATGTGCCATAAATTTGTAAAAAAAAGAATCCCATCGGGAGAGAGTTTCGACAGGATTCGGGTTATAATAATAACCATTTTTTGATAATATCTAACAGGCTCTCTCCTTCCTATTAGGTATCTTAATACATTGCAAATATACTACTTCTTTCGCAATTTAAAGTATTTATCCAGCTTTTTATTTAAAGAAGATAAAGGTACATTAAACTTCTCTGCATAATGCTTTATAGCCTTCCCTTCAACTAAATACAACTTTAAAAAGTCGTTAAAAATAGCATTCGTTTCTAAAGTTACTTTCTTGGTTTTAAGGTGCTTTGTTCTTATTCCTTTGGCTCTTAGGACTTCTCTTATTCGCTTTTGGGATATGTTATACTTTTGGCTTAAATCCTCTATTGTAACATTCGCAGTTCTATATTCTTCCAAAAAGTCCACTAAACCCTCCTTCCAAATAAAGTATATAATGTTTTGCTAAATCTAACTTTAATTTTACTATTGCTTTTGGGTTTTTTTGAGTTTGTTTTACATAACTCTCAATACTTTCAATAAAATTATTAATTCCTTGTTCTTCTATTATTTTAGCAGCACCAAGTATTTTATATGTTTTACCCATACCGTATTTAATTGCACATTTATTAAATACTTCTACTTTTTTTTCTTCAAATGTTTTAGCTTTCATTATTTTAGTTTTTGGTTTTTATTTTAAAATACTAACGCTGCTCGTTAGCACTTGGGTGTTAATCTTCTGCTAAAATTGTTAAACTTTCCCCTAATATTGCGCAGACACCTCTTATCTTTGGTGCAAAAAGAACGCTTGCAGCAGCACCAATTTCTTTAATTAAAAGGGTAAACTATTGTCTTCTTTAGGTGCTTCTTCTAACTTACCTAATCCCCATACTACTTTACCATTACCCATATAAGTTTTAGGTGCTTTAGCATCTCTTTCTTCTTTAGACTGGTTTAAAGTAATTGAAACATTGTTACCAAACTTATCATTCTTATCATCTACGATAATAGACAGGTTTAAATACTTCTCTTTGATTAATTTTGTTCTGTCAATCTTTGTTACATCAATAGATGCATTAATAATTGTTGCCATTTTCTATTTTTTTTAAAGGGTTATAATTCTTGTTCCTATTTTTGCCTGTATCTCGGCATCGTAATTCTTTAGCCATTCTCGGCATTGTTCTACTTTGTCAATAATCTCTTGCTCTTTGTCTAAATCTCTTTTAAATTCATAGCTTACCCATCGTTCAAAGTCTTCTAAATGTGAATAGCTTACTTTAGTGCCAAAATTAGCAGCAGCAGGTGTATCGCCTAAATAATAAAATAATGTAGCAAACTCTTTATTGCAAAGCATCATATAGCCTCTTAACTGCCATTCATAATCAGTATTAAGTTCTAAAGCTGAATCAAGTAAAGTCTTTCTATTCCAACTACACTTTGTGTCAATAATAGAGTTCTCAAGGATAACATCGGGAGTTCCTACTAACCATTCATTTGCGTAAATATCTTCGTTCTTATAGGCTTTAATACCACCGTATAAAACTTTAGATGCAAACTCAATAGCTTCGTTTTCTAATAGAATACCTTTGGTTAAATACTTGGAAGATAGTTCTTCTTTGTCTTCAGCATAGCACTCCTTAAGATATGTTATGCAAGTTTGCGATAATTCGCCTGGCTTCTTTGACTTGCTCATTATTTTCCCTAATGAACTCGGTCTTGCTTTAAAGTATTTCATTTTGCAGTTAGTGCTTCAAAAGTTTCATCATTCATTGTATATCTCTCTTGAATAGCTTTTAGGTTCTTTGCATCCTTTAGAAATCCTGCTCTGCATTTGTCAAACAATTCAGTACCAATTTTTAAAGTTGGCTTAAGTTTCTCTTCTACCATTTTAACTGCATCGTGCATATTGGTTGCATCAGCATCTTTGGTATCACATAATAGAAATAAACCCTGTAGTGCATATTTTCGTGCATAAGAACTTGAACTTCCGAAAGACTGGCTAATATCCATACCCTTGCGGTTTGGGTCTATACCAGCAGAAGCACAAACTTCAATAAAGCTACTATCTTTATCATAAAAATGAATGTAAGATTCGCAGAAAATAAGTCCAGCTATTTCTTTAATTCTATCCGATATTATCATAGTACATCCGTACTTAAGTAATAAAGGTTTTACTGCTTCCAATATATCCTCTGTTGAGCGATACTTGTACTTCCCGAAGGAATTAAATTGATTTTTAGGTGCTTTTAGCTCCGATTGAATTTTAAGTAGTGACATAGTTTTCTTGTTTTGGTTTTTAAAGATACAATTTATTTTATTAAATTAAGGTAATTATTTTTAATTATTTGCTTTGAAATATGATGCTCATAATCATTTGTAACCCTTTGTATTTCAGCTTCTTTGACTTTATTTATAAGATACATAGCTTGAACTGATTTGCAGTAGTTACCATCTTCTAATGTTTGCCTATAAAGCCTTTTTAATTTATCCAGCTTACTTTCCTTCGGTGGATTATTAATAAATTTGTGTACGGTTATAATGCTCATTTTACTACCTCTTTACATAAATCAATTAGAGAATTTAATTGTTCAGTTAAACTATCTATCATATCTTGCATAATTTTTTCCTTATCTTTTTGTAAGGCAATTATGTTTTCGCAACTTTCTATAACTTCCTTTTGAAGTTGGATAATCTCATTTAAGTCTTTCATATTATCGTGGTCTACAAATGTTATAAATAGCATTACCTAAAGTAGATTGACAAGCTAATACTGGCT